GATGCCTTCCAGAAGGGGTTAAAGCACACGTTGATTGGAATGCTTGGAGTGTTCCAGAGATCTTCTTAGAGATCCAAAAACAGGGTAATATGGATGAGTTGGAGATGAGAAAAGTATTTAATCTTGGTATTGGATATTGTGTTATAGTTCCTGCTAATAGATTAGAATTAACTATGGATATAATTAAGGATGAAGGTATAGATTGTTGGGAAATTGGTGAAGTTTATGAGGATAAGTGCTGATGACATCCACATACGTTTGTATACATACTGGACCCCATGATTCTGGAACATCTATTATAAAGGATGGAAAACTTAGTCATTTTATAGAAGAAAGATTTGGTCATAAAAAACATGCAGCTCCCCCAATTTACTCTTTAAATTATATTAAAGAATGTTCTGATGAAATTGATCATTTATCATTTTCTAATTTATTTTATCAACATACAGATTTTGGAGCATATCAAGCATTTTTAACTGAGATATTAAAAATAAAAATACCTAAAATAAAGGGAAGTATTAATACAGATCATCATTTTTTGCATGCAAAAACTGGACATAGTCATTCTGGATTTGATGATGCTGTAATTTTGGTTATAGACGGTGCAGGTAGCACTTATACTTTTGGTAAAGAAAATCTTTCAGTTTATGAGGTAAAGAATAAAAATATTACTCCAATATACAAATCGGTTGTTGGTAGTGGTGAAAATATTGTTGTCGATAGACCAAGTTTTGTAGATAAAAAAACTAATATAGGAGCAGGGTATGTATATACTGCTGTTACGGAGTGGTTAGGTTATGACGGATTAGAACCTGGTAAAACAATGGGTCTTTCTGCATATGGAGAAGATGATGAGAGTATATCAGAATTGATTTCAATTGAGCATCACGGGAATGAGAGTTGTCGTTTAGGAGAAGATATGTTTAATAATGCTGATCCTGGACAAATTTATGCTAAAGTAGGTAATGTAGGAAAATGTGGTGCAAAATTAAAAGTTAATGGTAAACGAGAAAATGTTGCGTATAGAGTCCAAAAAGATTTTGAGAAGTATTTAATTCATACTTGCAACAGAGCATTATCTATGTCTAAATCTAAAAATTTAGTATTAACTGGTGGATGTGCATTAAATTGTGTTGCTAATTATAAATTACTTAAAGTATTACCTAATGATATTAATTTATTTGTTGATCCAACCTGTGATGATTCATCTGTTAGTATAGGTGGAGTATATCATGCTTGTCATCAAGATTATCCTAGTATCTCTTTTAAATTGAAAAGTCTATACAAAGGAAGACAATTGGAATATGAGTATGAATTGTTGGATGGTGAAGATGAGTATGAGGCAACTTCAAAGGATATTGCTAAATTAATTTCTAATGAAAATATAGTTGCCATTGCTCAGGGAAGAAGTGAGATTGGTCCAAGAGCACTTGGAAACAGGTCTATTCTATTTGATCCTAGAGTGAAGGATGGTAAAGATATAGTGAATAGAGTGAAGAAGAGAGAATACTTTAGACCTTTTGCTGGAACAGTTCTTTTAGAACATGCTAGGGATTGGTTTGATATGGATAGGTTGGAAGAGAGTCCATTTATGTCATATGCTATTGATGTATTGCCTGATAAAAGATATCTAATACCGTCAATAGTTCATGTAGATGGAACCTGTAGAATACAAACAGTTACTAGAGAGCAGAATAAACATTACTATGATTTGATTTCTGAGTTCTATAAATTAACTGGAGTTCCTATTCTTTTCAATACATCATTTAATCTTGCTGGTGATACTATGGTAGATACTATTCAAGATGGTCTTAAGACTTTACGAGATAGTGAATTGAAATATATGTATCTTCCAGAAACTAGTTCATTAATACATGTTCCCAATAAATAACAATTATGCCTGAACAACAAACTATTAAATTCACTATAAGCCAAGATGGCATCGTTTCTGAGGAAGTTATTGGTGTTATTGGTAATGAATGTGAAAATATAACTAAATCTATAGAAGAAAAACTTGGTAATGTTACTTACGTAGAAACAAAACCAGAGTATTATCTTGCTCAACCCATAGAAAATTTTTGGAAAAATACAACAGATGTCACACTTCAGCACGATCAAGACCAAGATTAAAGAGAAACCTTATTTGATTAAGGCACTTCAACTTCTTCAGTATGATGTTCAAGAGGATCAAGAATTAGTTAATCCTATTAATCATCAACATGAAAAAGTAAAGGTGGATGTTTCTATAGGAAATGATATTGGATTTCGTTTAAACAAAGATGGTGTATATGAATTAGTAGCAGATATACAAACTTGGAAAGATCCAGTTCCACCCAGAAGGTTTGTTGAAAAGGTTACTCAACAATATGCAAAGGCTACGATATTGGATACGATTCAGCAAGAGGGATTTACAATTGCGGAAGAATCGACTACAATAGATAACGAGATTACAATTACTGCAACTAGATGGCAATAAAATTAACCCTCCTAAAATCAGGAGAACTTCTTATATCAGATGCAAAGGAACTAGCACCTACTGAAGATGCTTTAGAACCATATGCTTATCTTTTAAATTATCCCCATGTTGTATTAACTGGACCTAAAGAAAATGATGACGGGCAAATAGATGTAATGTTTAGACCTTGGATTCTTATATCTAAGGATAGTCAAGTTGTTGTTCCTACAGATTGGGTTGTGACAGTAGTTGAACCTATTGATAGTATTAAAAAGATGTATGAAGAAAGAAGTAAATTATTCAAAGAACCAACATTTGAGGTAAAGAAAAATGGCAATTAAATGTGTATTACTTGATGCAACTAATATTCTAATCACAGAAGTTGAAGAAGTAATGGGAGAAACTGGTGAACCAGATTGTAAGTTTATTAACCCTTATCTATTCAATTCTTTAGATAATATGAAACCTTGGTTAGAAGCTTCCAATCAGACAGAATATATGCTAAGATCAGAAGACATTCTTACTATTGCTGAACCTACGGAGGAGGTAATTAAGAGGTATAAAGAACTCACTTTATAATGAAAAAAGCGAAGGTTGATTTATTCTCCACTCCAGTTCATCTATTTAAATATGAAAATAATTCTATTTTAGATGAATGTAAAAATGAATTATTAAAAATGGATATTGGTTGTACTGAAGATAATTTACATCTTCGTCAACCTTTTTCTAAACTTTCTACTTTATTATTAGAATCTGTTTCTGAAGTATTTGATCATTACAAGTTAATAAGGGATAGTGAATATATTACATGTATGTGGGCAAATATTTCACCTTCTTACAATAAGCATCCAATACACCTTCACGCAAATTCTTTTTGGAGTGGTGTGTTATACTTAAGTTGTCCTAAACCAGATACTGGTTCTATTGTTTTTAAAGATCCTAGACAAGCATTACTAACTCAGTATTTTGAGTATGAAGAATCAAATCAATTCTCTATGAGAGCTGCTAAAATGGAACCTGAAGAAAATAAATTATTATTATTTCCTAGTTGGTTGGAACACGGAACACTTGCTGGAAATTTTTCTGATTCTGATGATAAAAGAAGAATATCACTTTCTTTTAATGTAATGCCAAGATGTGATATAAAAAATTATTCCAATCAATATAATTACCAGTAAGTTTCGATGAGATTTTATACAAACGTTCAGATGGTTGGAGACAACTTCTTGGTTCGTGGTTACGAAGATGGAAAACACTTTGCAACCCGTGAGAAGTTCTACCCAACCCTTTTTGTTGACTCAAAAAAGAAAACAAAATATAAAACACTTACTGGTGATCCTGTAGAAGCAATTGAACCAGGCACCGTTAGAGAAACTAGAGATTTTATAAAGAGATATAGTGAGATTGATAATTTTAATGTTTATGGTAATGAAAGATTTATCTATCAGTATATTTCTGAAAAGTATCCTGAACAGGAATTAAAGTTTGATATTGATAAGATTAAATTAGTTACTCTTGATATTGAGGTTAAGTCGGAGCAGGGATTCCCTGATGTAGAATCTTGTGCAGAAGAGATACTTCTTATATCAATACAGGATTATACAACTAAGCAGATTATAACTTGGGGTTTAGGACCTTTTAAAAACACAAAGAAGAATGTTTTATACAAATCATTCAGAACAGAGTATGAACTTCTAAATGATTTCATCAACTGGTGGATGATTGAGTCCAATACACCAGAAGTTATTACTGGGTGGAATAGTAAGTTATATGATATTCCATATATGTGCCGTAGGATTGAAAGAATCCTTGGTGAGAAGTTGATGAAGAGAATGTCCCCTTGGGGTCTAGTGACAGAAGATTCTACTGTTATCATGGGAAGGGAACACATCACTTATGATATTGGTGGCGTATCTCAGTTAGATTACCTTGATCTCTATAAGAAGTTTACTTATAAGGCACAGGAATCCTATCGTTTGGATTATATTGCTAGTGTAGAACTAGGGCAAAAGAAACTTGATCACTCTGAATTTGATACTTTCAAAGACTTCTATACTAACGGGTGGCAGAAGTTTGTAGAATACAATATAATTGACGTAGAACTTGTTGACCGTTTGGAAAGCAAGATGAAGTTGATTGAACTCGCACTCACTATGGCATATGAAGCCAAGGTGAATTACGAGGATGTATTCTATCAAGTTAGAATGTGGGATACAATCATCTATAACTATTTGAAGAGAAGGAATATTGTTATTCCTCCTAAGAATAGATCTGATAAAAACGACAAATACGCAGG